ACCAAACCTCTTAACAGCGCTACCCAAAGCTCTTGCTCTGTTTGCAAACAATGCAAAGTTTTTAAGTTGTGCTGGAGTTGCGTTCTTCATTCCAGAGTTAATCATTTGTGCACCTTTTGTTGGACAAATATCTGTTCCGTCTTGATACCCTACTCTTCCACCACTGGCTTTAAAAACTTTATTAGGACAACCTATTTTAGCTAAAAGATTATTAAATTGTTTTTCATCTAACGAAGAAACTTTTTGTGTTACATCACCTATGATTCTATTAAACTGTCTTCTAGGATCTTGAAAACCTTTACCATATGTTTTACCATCAACAGTGATTTTAACACCAGCTTTTTCTAAATCAGCAACTCTTGAAAGGTCGCCTTTTTTAATTTGTTGTGTGATTGTATTTCCTAATGTATTTAAATCTTTTCTTAATAGTTGTAGGTTTTTAGAATCTACAGGGGCTCCCATATCTGACAAACTTTTTAAATGATGTTTTTCAATGGCGTTTCTAGTTACATCAACACCTTGTTCTTTGTATAAGTAACCAACTAAAT